ATTCTAAATTTTCTCTTTGCCATAATATCTCCTAAAATACATCACTTAAATCAACAGGGTCTGGTATCTTGTTTGCTTCTTTTACAAACAGTACACTTTTAGGAACATTCTTATTTTCAATTGGTGTTACTAATAAATGCCCGTGCTTTAACTTTGGAAAAAACCATTTAACTTCCTGATAAATGTTTGTTATAAAAACTTCTTCTATTTTTGGTATCTTGTTGTCCATTGGATTAAATACTGGAGTTTTAAATCCTCTATTATTAAGACTTGTAAGTGGCACAATCTCAATTTCAGAGTGACAGTCGTCGTCACATATTGCTATACTCCAATCCATTGGCATTTGTATTTCGTTGCCGCCTATATTTAATACCATTGCTGGTGAATAAAAACTTTCTAAGAACACCAATGGGTGCCAAAAATAGTCATAGTAATCTGGGTCTGTTACATCCAGAACACAATATCGTAAATCGTCAATTTGATCTGGAACACTATCCAGATTGTATACATTATTTTCTACAGTCAATATATTCATACATACTCCACTTTTGTAATTTTATAAGGGTATTGAGCCTCCTTATAAAACTTTTTTCTCTCCGTTAAATGTTTTTTACTATATTTTAGTGTGCTAGTAATATCATACACATTTACAAAGTCTTTGTCTTTTGCTTTTCTAATTCCTCTTCCGATACTTTGTATTACTCTAACAAAACTTTTGCCTGGTTCAACTAATAATAAATTAAATATTCTTGGTATATTAATACCAACTGCCGCTACACCATATGTAGCAACAATAACCTTGCCTTCAGAATCAGCAACTTCATCATAGTTATCTTTTCTTTCAGATGCTTTCATTTGACCTGATATAAACACCCAATCAGGATTTTTTTCAATTAATAACTCGCCTGTTTTAATTCTATCGACTAAAATAAGTGTATTACCTGAATCTTTAATACCATTTACCATGTCACTCATAAATTGTATTCTTTCAGGATTTGTTGTTATCCATTTTAGTTCTTGGGCATAGTTACTAAAGCCTACATGCGTATCTTTAAGTTGTAAAATATTAACTTCAAGATTAGCAAGTACACCACGTTCTTGTAACTCTTTAGCACTTAGTTGCCCTATCACAGGACCTATGGTGCTAGTACATGCTACTGCTTCGTGTTGATCTTTTGGTATAGTTCCTGTTAGTCCCCAACGTACAGGAACATTAGCAAATACACTACTCAGTAATTGTTTTAGTACATCTGCTTTTGCTTTGTGTACTTCGTCAACCATTATACAAACAACACCTTCGATAAATGTTTGTATGTCAAAATCTACTGCTTCTTTGGCCTTGGATTTTTTGTGTAGTATTTCCAAACTTTGCCAAGTACAAATTGTGTGCGTTTTATTGTATTCTTTTCTGTCTCCGTAGAAAACACCAACGTCTAGTCCTAAATGCTTGTAGTCCGCTTCTGTTTGCGTTACAAGGTCCTTATTAGGCACTATCACTATTGTTCTTCCATACTTTTCACATTGATGACTTAGTACTGCTGTAACAAGAGTTTTACCTGCTCCTGTGGCAATCTCCTGTAAGCATTGCGGATTTTCTAAAAACTTATTAACAATCTCTACTTGATAGTCTCTGAGTATAATTGGTAATCCTTCTGCTGGATGCCCTTTAGGCCAACTACAATTATCATATGCGTCTTGCTCGACCTTATCAAACGCCAAATCCCATTGCTGTCTTTTATCATCAACCTCAACGTCGTACCCTAACTCTGCTACTACAGGCAAAAGTTTATCTAATAAATTTAAATAACTTCTGCCACCAATATCGCAAAATCTAACATGGCCATCCCAGCGACCTAACTTATATGCTGGCATGTGATATGCGTATGGTAAAAAATATTTACAAGTGTCTGATAGTTTTCTTCGTGTGGCTACATCTAAGTCATGAAACTTGATGTTTACTTCGTCTCTTATTTCTAATCTCGTTTTTCTAGCCATATTATCTATTATACATTAATTATACACATTGTCAATCTGATTTAACAGATCAACCACTATATTTTTCTTGCTATCTAAATTTAAAAATAAATTTTGATTGTATTCTAGTTTCTCTTGAACTAAAGTGTAATCTACTTCGTTGTTTAATTGTTCTAATACTCCGTCAAATCTTTTTTCATGCTCACCTATACTGTCAAAGGAATAATCAAAAATTTCGTCATATAATTCATAACCAAAATGTTCTTTTAAATTAATATGATAGTTTTGATCTGCTATACATATAAAAGGATGACTATTAAAAATAGGTTTAAGTGTTTTTTCTGTTGTAAAAAATATATCTTCAAAATTCTGTAAAGGCATAGGCCCACTTGATGCGTCGTTCATTGCTGAACTTTCTGTAACCAAATTAAATTTAGTCTTCAAGAACCAATCTCTATTAAAAGTATTATCCCATGTAACACCATCGTCATTATCTTCTACATCGTCATGTAACGTAATAGTTGGATAACGTGCTAATGCGTTAGCACCAGCACCTCGATTTATAAAACTGAATATTGCTTCTTCGAGTAAATTATTATCTCGTATGTAGTCATATACATATCTTCTACTCTGTCTATTAACACCATTAAGACATAAAAAGGATTTTTTTGTGTTGTTAATGTGTTGCTGAAATTGTAGTGGCGCAATTTTGTATTCATTTAACCATAATATATAAGATTGAATTAAGAAATACGGAACAGTGATTACATTATCAAAATAGTTGTGTTCTTTTATATTTAGATTAGATATTAATAATGTAGTAGGTGATGTTAATTCGCAATGATGGAAATTCATTACATTTGCTTCATACATAGCATCAATTATTGCGTGTATATTATTTTTGTTTATGTAGTCTAAATACTCTTTAAATTCCTCTTTAGGGTTATTGTTTAATCCATGAACAATTACTTTATATCCCTTATCAACGTGTTCTTTAAAATGCTCTAAGGATTTAGCATTTACAATATTACAAGCATTAGAAATTGTTGGGTGTATACTTATTAATCTGCTAAGGCTTGAGCCGCCTACTACTATAAAATTATACATCACTTACCAATGTATTTAGAATTGCTATACTTCTTTCGTGCGAGGTTTTATTATATATTGTACCATACGAAATACTCGACTCGTTTGGTAAGTAGGGCGATAGTTCGTCTGTTGTTGCTATAGGCCCAAATCCAATTATATCTACACCTAAATCAAAAAACTTATTACTGTCTAATACTTCTTTGTAACTACATTGCTTATATACATAGGCATCTATATTATGTAATTCGTTAACTATTTCAGACGTAACGTTTACATCTTCTGGAATAATTATACCAGCAATAAATTCTGCTGACTGACTACAATGATCTTTAATGCCGTTAATATCAAGATTGTTGTCTTGTAAGTGTACTGCTAAAGAAACTGTTTTTGTTTGCTCTAATGCTTTTATAGTATCTATGTCACAGTTATTAGCCGTTACAACACAGTCTTTAAAATGTTGCATTTGATGTAGATGTGATTCTCGCATAACAAGTACACCGCTTAGTTTATCAGTAAAACTGTCATAGGACTGACAGTTTACACTTTCATATTTTGACCAATCTAAAAACTTTTCAATGGTTATATTATTAACCTCGTCTTTTGTATTATTTGTTATAAGGTCAATTGGTAATAAGGTTTCTTCTTCCTTATAAGACACAACTATATTGTTTGATTGTTCTGTGATTATACAATCAAATAATTTATTAGTTTTTACTTTTTCTTCATTTGTAATGGTATACGGAAACCATTTAAATAACGTGTTAAAAATATTATAAGAAGTATCGTCTAAAGAAACCTTAACAATATCGCCTTCGGAAAGGTTGTCAGAAATATTTTCTTTGAATGTGTCTACTAATGAACTAATGGTCTCTATAGAGAGATGTCTTCCATTCCTGCTGTTCTCAGTTTCACTATGTGTCCTATTTGCCATTGCTTTGTGTCTAATCCCTTCATTATGCCAAGGTACTGATTTCTTAATAAACTAAATTGATTTGCTAATGATGTTAGATTAACTACATCATCGTCGCCATCAACATACTTGTCAGCATCTCTACTTGTCAGTGTTCTGTTATAACTTTCTAAAAAGTTTCTAAATACCTTGCTACGAGTTTTTCTTAATTGAATGTTAATATGCTCTAGAATTGCTTCTATTTCTTGTAATTGGTTAAAGCGATGCTCTGTGACACCAGGTAATGCGGCACTATTGCGTTCCACATTACCTTTGATATAGCATTCCTTTTTGGCTTCTGCTAACTCACCCTCATAGTAATCTATACAATCAATTATATTGCTTAAATTATCTGAAACTTTGTTATACCAGCCAGCCATTAGTAATCCCAATCCTCGTCTTCTTCGTCGCTTTCTTCGACTTCGTAGTATTCTTCGATTGCTTGTTTTAAATGTCCATCGCAATCATTAATACCAACTTTATCATAATCTAACAATCCATGTTCATCAAACACTCTTACAAGTGAAGCACATGCGTCGTCCTTTTCTTTAGGATTTACACATGGTTTTACTGATTCCCAAGTTTCGATTATAAGACTCATATCGCTCATTCAACATTCTCCTCGTATACTGAAGGGTCGTCAATTTCATTCTCGTCAATATCGTCATCGATATCTTCTGGAACTGCTTTAGGATTTTGACCCCATTCATCTATAATTACCTGAAGTTTATCTCCAGTCCATGCTTTTCTGAACTCTTTAATTGACTCGCCTGTAACAGGACTAATATACTCTAGTTTGTTACCTACCTTGTCTACTATGCCTTTTGCTTCAAGCATTTCTAACATACCACTGTAAGGGTCCATTCCAGTTTCATATGGAATCTTAATTTGTACACCTTCGAAAGGTTTGCTGTATCTAGACTTCATAACTTTACATGCCGCCCTAATACCTTGTACTGTAGACACTTTGTTTCCGTCTGCGTCTTCTTTAAGTTTTAGTTTCTTAATAGCAACTACTATACTACTTGCGTATACAAAGCCTTGTCCACCACTAATTTTATCATCTGGATCAAACATATCCTGTGATGCGTATGTATGGTTAGTACACACTAAGCCAATCGGGTATGGTGCTAATTGGTTAACAGTATTTCTAACCAATGCTGTAAGAGCCTTAGGCTTACGACCCATGTCACCTTTCATGTCACCTTTTTGGAACTGATCCACATCTGTGGGGGTTAGCAACATACCCAAACTGTCAACAACAAATAGTAATTTAGGCATCTCGTCGTACTCTAAATCACCATAGTTTGTTTTGTAATCTTTCATAAACTCTGAAATTGATTTTGCTACATCATCAATCATTGACACACTAATCTTTAATAGTTTTTCTGGACTAGTGTCAACGTTTAATGCTTTTAGCCAATCTTCGTCTAGAGCATTTTCTGAGTCAAATAACACAACTTGACAGCCATGGTCTTGTGCGTTTCTGACTAAGTTTCCTGAACAAATAAAACTTTTACCTGAACCGGACTCACCAGCGAACACACTAACTTTACCTAGTGGTACGCCTTTGTTAAAATCACCACTGATCAAATAGTTGAGTGTGTGGTTACCTGTGCTGATCCAATCTACTGGATCGTGAAAACCGGCACTAATACCACTAATACTTTTAGTGATGCCGGTTCTAAATTTGCTTAAATCAAATGGTTTCTGCATTTTTTTCTCCGTATATATTTCTGTGTTGTAATTCCTGTTTTAATTTTGATGCCCAATGTTTGTGGCCTGCTTCATTGGCATGGCCTCCGCTCATTGCTACATCGTCAAATCCTGTGTTAAAAACATAAGACCAGTAGTCTAAGTTTTCTCCTTTAAGGTAATTTTTACATTCCGATGCTTCTATCAATGCTTTATCTGTTTTGTGATCACCGTTCCATTCAATTAAGTCACCTGACTCAGTTTCTGCCTGGTTTATGTGATCGTTCATTACATCAAACATTATATATGGAATGTTTTTATTTTCTAAAAGATTCATTGCGTATAAAATAGATCTATATTTTTGTGCTAGTAAATCGTCTGCGGTAGTTATAGGTAAAAAGTTTTTCCATGTATTGTATTGTTCTGGATTATCTTTCCACGCAGGATTAAGCCAAGAATTAACATTTGCGTATTCGTAATTGCCATTCTTATCTAATCCAGTACAGTACTCAAATCTACCAATAACCGTCCAACCTATAACAACCAAGTCTGGTTTATCATTTGTTGTTAAGTATTCTAGTAATGATCTTTCTATTCGCATATTGCTACCACCTGGAACTGCTAAGTTTACGACTTTGTCAATGCCAAGATCGTTACCTAACTTCTGTGGATAAGCCAATTCGGTATTGCCAATATCGTAGTGATTATTCTCACCTAATATTTCTGCTCCGAATGTGTGGCTATCGCCTAATGCTAATAATGTACTCATAATTACCCTTAAAAAAAGGTAGCCTTACCAGTTCTTTGAAGTAAACAGGACCAAGTATTCAAAACCCTAAGTAAGGCTACAACCCGTCAATTATTGCTGACGGTTTCTAATCATCGCTAAAATGTCTTCAGCGGATGCTTTAGAATCAGTAGATGCCGGAGCGTCATTGGCAGAAGCACTCTCTACTACTGGTGCTACTACTGGTGCTGGTGCCTCAACTGCTGGAGCAGGTGTTTCCACTGCTGGTGCTGTTGGAGCCGCTACCGGAGTAGAACTCTGTGCCGGTGGAGTTGTTGCTTGTAATTTTACTGGAGCAGATTGACCATTAGGTCTAAAGTGCTCTCCGTATTTTTCATTGTCAAACAACTCGCCGTTTACTGAATCTTGGAACATTTGATAAATTATATCCACTTGTTCAGCAGTTGGTTTCTTAGGTAAGAAGTCTTTTAAGTTAAATAGACCGTTAGTGTCTACTGCGGCAAGTTCTGTCTCATCTAGAGATCTTTCTTTTCTTGCCCACTTACTTGTTGAGTAATCAGCATACTGACCTTTCATGGTTTTTGATAACCTAAAGTCTGTGCCATTTACATAATCTGTTGGAATGTTTTCCATATCCGGGTCCATCAAAGCACCTTTAATAATATTAAAGATTTGAGGTCCAATAATAAATCTACGGATTGGATTTTCTGGAGTGGTGTCCTCCTGTAGTGGACTATCTACTACATACCCTTGGAAAATATAACTTCTTTTCTTCCAGTATTTACGACCCATGTCCTCTAATGAAGGGTCCTTGAACCAAGGTCTAATTTCATTATGTACTGGACATTGTTCGCCCCACATTTCCATACAAGGTACTTGTACAGTTGTAGGTTTCATGTCGCCACCTTTTATGCCAGGAAACGCCAAACGTATCATTTGTCGTTCTGTCCAAAAGAATGTGTTATTGGAATCGCCGTCAGGTAAAAATCTTAGTGTAGTACTAGATCCTTCTGATATATTCCAAAATGGGTAGATAGCATTGTCGCCACCTGTTTGTGATCCACCGCCTGGTTTTGAATCCATTGCGGCTAGTTTTGCTCGTATTTCAGCCAATGTTGCCATGTCTTTCTCCTATGTTTGCCATGTTCTGTGTAAATTAATTTTTACACATGTTGCCTATTATAATGCCTTTTGAGGTTAAAGTCAACCTCTTTTTGCCATGTTATGTAATCTAATTTAAAATTTCTTTTAAATTAACTTTACAGAAAATATTTATTAATTTTCTACTATATTGTCTAGTTTTCTGGTAAAATTGATGAATTCTAGTATTTCTGCTGTATCTTTTGTTACACTTTCCATATTAGTCTTTGATATCAACTTTTTAATATTAGACATAGAGTTCTCGTCTAACTTAGTACCTTTAAGTATTTTAGTACCACAGTTTTCAATAAAATTCTTTAAAATTTTGTCTTCAACAAACTCAGCAATAACTGATAATTTATGTGCTACTTCGGAATGTTTGTTAGGATATTCAATCCCTTCTTCTGAAATAGGCACTTGTATATTTAAATTATCTATACTACTTGTAATATACTCGTCCATTTTTTGTTGTACAGAAAGCAGTTTATTAATTGATGGAAAAGCATTTAGTACACTATCGTCTACATGCTTTTCTGTAAATAGATCTGTTAAATCGTCTGCGTTTTCTGTAATCTCTAATGAGTTAGTAAAATCAATTGTTTCTACTGCTCTCGCATAAGTCTTAGCACCACTTAGTTTTTTAAGTGATTGTCTTAAATTCTGTACTGATTCTTGTGCTAGTGTTACAAGTGTATTATTTTCTTCGTTAACTAAATTTTTGTTTGTTACATATCTAGAGAATTTTGATAGTGAGTCTATGCTTTCAACCATTTCGTTGATAGCCGCTCCAACTGTATCGTGTACTTCACCACCGTTGTATACGTGGCGTGCCATTGCTCTAGCACCTGCTAAACTTTTATGCGGTAATGCGAATCTTTCGTCTGCTCGTTGAATAAACAATTTAGAAATTTGTCTACTACGCGAACCTCTTACTTCTTCATTAACTGCCTTACCATGTCTAACAATAATTTTTACTGAGTCTAAAGGTTGATAACTTGTTTTCATACTACCGTACATTTTACCTAAACTTGCTTCTGTTAATCCTGCTTCTAATTCTTTCATTTTGTTTATCTT